TAATTTCTTGACGAGTCTGAACTGTAGTAATAATCTCAGAGCCATGAGAAATACGTATGAACCCTGCTTGGTTTGTAGGATCAGGTGTCCAATTAAAAGGATCGTCTTGCCCGCACCAACGGATTAGCATCGGGTCAAGCGTAGCGGAGTTGTAGTCGTTGCAACCAAATGTCAAGATAAAACGAGATGTGTCAGAAACGGTTAGGTTATTTAAAATTGTTGGCACATCTACAATTAAAGACACAGCGCCTGTACCTGAAGATGAGGTATTGACCGCTGCACCTGCGGAATCAAGCAGTTTAAATGTTAGGCCGTTTACTTCAAACACAAAATATGTAACAGCCGCAGACACGCCTGTTGGCAAAGAAGCGCCAGAAAACTGCAAAGCCGCGCCCTCCGTGTATGCAACAGTTGAAGTTACAACGGTAGGAGAAGCGTTAGTAAAGGACACCGTGCCGCCAAGAGAGTTAAGAAGCACACCACGAGCGGTTAATGGTGCCTCCCAATAATACAAACCCCCGTTGCGTGGGTTGAACACTAAATCTTCACCAAAGTTTTGCTGACTCCATAACCGTAGCGCAAGAGCATTAGTTAAACCATTACCCCAAGTACCTAGCCCCCATCCACCTGCGCCCCATCCAACTAAAGGAATTTGAATTGCTGGGCCAACACTAATTTCATACGCGGCTACGACAGAAGCCCCACCGCCGGGAGAGCCAGAAGCGTCTGTTGCGTTGGCCGTGGCTGTTGCTGTGAACGTGTACGTATTGGCAGTTAGAACAGTAATTTGATAATTGGCATTTAACACCGTTGCAGTAATGTTGCCACCTAGTCCTACAGCACCACTAAAGGTTACAAAGTCATTTGTAAAAGCGCCGTGCGCTGTGTCAGTTACCGTGATAACTGCAGAACCGTTTGTAGCTACAAAAGGATTGTTATTGATTGTGCTGGATGCACGAATAGGTGTGATGTCGTAGTACGCACCGCCATTTTCTAAATAAAACTTAAGGTTTGTACCAACACCAATGATGTTTCTGCCATCAAGCAATACCCAATTCCAAAGCGACCGGCATATACCTAAAAAGGTATTAACAGAAATACGTTCCCAGCCACCAATTACTTCGGGATTACCCTGACGAAAGCGTACCTTGTCGGCTTCGTACCAACCGCCTTCCGTGGTGTATCGGGTATTTTCTTTATTTACGCCCGGCTTGAAAAGAATTTTCTGTAATGGCATTTTTAGTCCAGCAGTGCGCACTCAGCAGTGCGCCGTTTAAGCAAGCCCGGCAACACCTTGCCGCCGCCTTTAGTCCAGAGCATCAGTTGTTCTTTTGCGCCTTCCCAATCATTGGCATTGATTTTCCTCTTTAACGTGGATGTTTGCAAGCGTCCTGTGCCCAAATTGTAGGCAAAGTCCACGATGGCGTTACACCTGCGTTCGTCCAGAATCAGTCCGGGGCAGTTACGCAGAACACCGGGCAGATACGTATGTTCTAACTCAATCATCAAAAGGGCGTGCGCTTCTTCCTGACTCATTGGTGTATCTTCTAACGTCACTTTGCGCTTATCTGCGTAGTAGGTAGAACCGTAGCCAATCGTGGCTACGTTGGCAGGGCAAAGATACGGCTTGGAGCGAAAGCCCTCAAACCGTTTACACATCTCTGCGGCTAGTGCTAAGTTCATGCGTTCTTTTCTTTGAGTTTGGCTTCTGCCGCAATGAGCAAGTCTTCCCAACCATGTTGAGCCTCTGCTAATTCCAGCCGATCCGCATCCGTTAGCCCTACCCATGTACGCTGTGGATATAAAGGCAGCACCTGACCAAGCGGTGTAAACAGGGGGCTGTCTTTGTCTGTACTGACCGCGCCGTTAGTTGGGTCGTACCATGCGATTAGTTTCATTTACAGACCCCTCTTAGCCAATGTACGGTCAAGGAACCAAAAGTTGATTGTTCCGGCCAACAAAGCTGAGAAGTCAGGTGACATCATTATCTTGAACACTTCTACGGGAGGAGCGCCAGTAATCCATGCGTTCCATGCAAACCATACGTGGATAAAGCTCCACACAAACAAAACCCAATAGGTGACCACAGGACGTACAGAAGCAGATAGACTAGCCGCCCAACCACCAGCGGCCTTAACCATTGTGGCTTGTTGTTCTATGGCAGACTGAAACGCATCCATAACGCCTACGTCAATAGCGGCTTCCCGCTGTGCGCCAATCTCGGCTAGCTTCTGCTGACCGCGCAGGGTTTCCAGTTCGCACTGGCGTGTAAACATTAACAGTTCATGCTGGCGCTCATTTTTTTTGTCAAAAAACTTCAGCACTTCGGGGGCCATACGGAACAGACCACCAAAGATAGAGCCTAGAATACCGCCACTTAATACATCAAACATAGTCAATCCTTACATTTAGATTTCTCATCATTCTGCATGAGTTTGATACCAGACAGGAACCCAATCATGCCGCCGATAAGAGTAGAAAAAGCGGGTGAAATCATCTTGAATATTTCTGCGTTGTCCACCTCTTTGGCCCAAAGGCCAAGCATAAAGCTGACGACCATAGCCAAAACAGAGATGCACAGGGTGAAGCTGACCATCAATGTGACCCACAGGGTCAGCTTGTCCTTGGTGTCCATTGACACTTTCTTCACTGGTCTGGGTATCGGCTTTCTGGTCATACATAAATATCCAGCTTACGGTTATTAAATATCTCCATACGGAGCCGCTCTTGAACCACCTTCTTGCAGTAAATCTCAAACCCTATGTCTTGCAGTTCAGTCTGCTTTTGCTTGGACATTTCAAGGGTCTTGTTAACTTCGTGCTGTTTCTCTAGCTTGGCTTGGGCAAGGTCATGCTTGTCTGGATACCCAGACGCTTGAACGGTTGGAAATAATCTGATGGTTTCTATCATTTCTTCTCCCTCTCAAGTGCGTCCTTGTATCCATGAACAACTTTATTACGCAACCATGTGGAGTCTGCCGCACCCGCCCACTCTGCTAGGTTGTTCCAGATCACCATGTATTCGGTTGACTTGCAGTAGGGCGCATTCTTGTCGAGCCACGCTACCATCTCTTTGTGCCGCAGGGTCGGGTCGTGGACTGTGTAAGCAATCCCATAGAACTCGCGCACATGGCAGCCACTCTTGGCTACGGCTCCAACTAGCCCCAACAGCAACAGTAGCAGAAGGAGCCAGCGCATACATTGGTTAGCCCCAGTTAGCTGACCCGATGACTGCAATCAAAGCGGGTACGTCTGAAGCCGCAGTAATAGCCGCTTCAAGCCTTGCGCACTCAGCAACCACAGCCGCACGTTTTGCCGCAATGTCAGCAGGGATGTCTACGTTTCTCTCGGTTTTTCTTGTTACAACCCAATCGGTCTGAGCCAACATTGAGTTTGCCGTCTGTTTAAACTGAGCAATCCACTGGTGCTTCATGCCCCGTGTCACTAGGCGTTCTGTGGAGTTGACCATTGCACCATGTTCACCAACTGTGGCATCAAAAACTTGGACATACAGGGGGTTGCCTTGCTCGTCAGATTCTTCTCTGTCGTTCAAGAGTTTAGGATTGTCTACACCCCAATAAAAGCGCTGGTCATACCAAGGTGCAACAACATCGGGCGTTTCTACAATGCCAATGGCTTGCTTTTCCTCAAGGCTTGTTAGACGTAGCCAATTCTGTGGGTAACTTGTACCCTCATGCTGAAACCCCTCATCAGGGTTTAGTGTTCTGCCGTTTAGTGTGAGCATATTGAGTCCTATCGTGCGAGGGAATATTTAAATGGGTTTTCAGCAAAAGCAGCAAAAATGTAAGTATTTGCACTTCCATTTATGCCACCATCAACATTTCTTAATTTAAATCCATTGGATAAAATATCCATAGTTGCATAGAATTCTTCTGCATTTGATAAGTTTGCAGTTTGATAATTGCCAGTTACGTTGTATGGATTTGCCGATGTGTCATACATTTGCCAATTTGTACCAGAAGTGTCATATCGTTTCATCATCACAAATCTAGGTCTAAATCCTGTAAAGACAAAAGGCCCATTAGTAGAACCATTGCCTGTGTAAGAGCCAAACGCAGAATATCCTGCTACAGGTGCAAAACAATACAAAACATTGTTGTACCCAGTTTGGGCAGTAGAACCCGCACCCAAATAAACAACAGACGATGTTGGAGTAGTACTTTGCCAAGCACTTGCACCAAAAGACGCGGCAGTTGTGTTTAACCTAAGAGCATCGGCATTGCCAATCGATACATGATAAACCAACCAATCTTCAACTTGATTTCTTGGTTTGTAAAAAATCATACTAGGCGCAATACCAAGCCCATGCCCTACAGTAGCATTAGTGCTATTGCCTGAGTAAGTCACCACACTAAACCCAGAGGTTGTGTTTGCGCTTACAGTTGAAGTGATAGAGCCTGCTGTGTTGGATACGCCAGTGCCGCCACCTTTCCATTGCCAACCAACATAAGTTACACCATTGCCGTTTGAACTACCACTACCAACCGAAAACCCACTAGAGTTAAAAGCTGTTATTCCAGTAGATTCTGTGGTTTCCACATTAGTTAATTGGGAAAAAAGCGCTTGTGAAACACCCCTATTTACATCAACCAACCGAGAGTCTTGGACTGTGCTTCTTGTTTTAGTCCATACCCAATCAGGTTGAAATCCACCATTTGTAATTGATTGACTTGAGCCGTTACCTGTCCAAAGACTTACATCAAAAAACTTGTTTGCAGTAGTTGCCGTAGTCGCCCCAATCGTAGGCGTTGGCAAGTTCTGTGTGCAAAGTGCTTTGAAGCCACTTGGGGCTGTGTAAAGAAATGGGCGTTGACCGAAGTTGAATGTTGCTGATGGGTTTGCGCTATCAGAACGACCCCGAACAAACACTTCTGTTCCCGCAGTAAAGGTAAACGATGGCGTTGCACCTTGACCTGTATTATTTTTGTAAAACTTAACAGTACCCGCATCAATGTCAATTGCTACGCCAATAGTGTCACCAGCCGCATAAGTTGCACCCGCAGTTTGCGCTGTGCCATCAAGGTTGTAAATCTCTGATGTGCTTCTGTATGAACCTATATTTACACCATTAGGTGCTGATGTTTTGCAAATTCCAATCAATATACTTGTGCCACCAGTTCCAACGGCATTTATCAAACACTCGTAATACCATTTACCACTACTTACAGGAATTGTTCCACCAAAATAACTGTCGCCAGTACCACCCGCCAACATATCAAGGTTGCCGTTTGTGTAAGCAGGAGTTCCCGCACCATTTTTATATAGCGGATTCAATGTGCAGTAATTCCCCCGCACCTCACCACCCACACCAGTATCAGTTCCATACGATGTTGGCACATCAACAAGAGAGTCATTACCCGCACCCGCAGTCACGCTGAAGTTATTAGGTGTAAAGTTGTTGCCGTTACCTGAGTAGTCTTTACCCAATGTAGCCGCTGTGGTGTTGCTGTTGTCTGAGAAGTTTAATTCAAACCCATTTGTTCCGTATGAGCCTGAGTAGGCTTTAGGTTGCCATACGCCTGTGTCTGCGTTTGTTTCACCGAATGATGATGGGGTATACTGATAGCCATCAATGAAGTTCACTTCGGTCATGTAGCCACCATACAATGCAGATGTAGTTGGTGTGCTACCAAGTCGGTGTGAGTTGTTTGTATTTACCCAAGTGTTTACAGAACTTCCAAATGTTGTGCTGATTGTTATCGGTTGCAAAACATTGTTGACATAGATTTTAGTTCTGTCTGCTGAAGTGCCTTGAGTGGTATCAACTGCTAAAACAACGTGATACCAAGCAGATGGGTCACGAAATACAGATGTTGTGTAAGCATAGCCAGTTGTCACTGCACCTGTGTAATTGTATATTTCTAAATTTTCAGAAACAGTCCCACTAAAATAAAAGATGGTGTAGTTACTAGCATCAGGGCCAGCACCAAACAATACTTGTGAACTTCCAAAAGATGCACGTTTAACCCAACCACTCCATGTCCAAGTAGTGCGGTTTGTAGTAGTTGATGGTGTTCTATTAAGATAAGCAGAGGCAGCACTATCAAAACGCAAACTGCGTGAAATTTGATAGCCGCCACCACTCGGGCGGGTTAGCAATGTGTCTTTAGCCGCAAACATTATGCGAACGCCTGTGCGTATGTGCCAAACCAGCTTGTGCCGTTAGCCACAAAGGTCAGAATATCAATGGCTGAAGCGGTTGCTGTAATTGTGGGTGCAGTCCCACCGGGGAACTTAACTGATGTAAACACCGCTGTACCACTTCCTCCAGCCGCTTGGGTCACAATCAGTATGAACGATTTACCCGCAGTTGCTGTTGGCATTGTGAATGTACAGGCCGTTGATGCTGTTAATGTTACTGTCTGAACAGTTCCGCTTGTCAAAGACAGCGTGTTAGAAGATGTAACCGTACCAATTGCCACCACAGACTCAACATAGTTAGTTACTGTTGGGTTGGTCAGGGTCTTATTGGTAAAGGTTTCAGACCCCGCCAAAGTGCTTAATGTTCCCGTTGTGGGGAAGGTGACGTTTGTTGTGCCTGTCAGAGTTCGTGTGTAAGCAAAGTTGCCTGAACCTGTGACTGTCATGGCAGCGTTGTTTGCTACGCCTGTGCCTCCGTTGGCGGCTGGCAGTGTTCCCGTTACCCCCGTCGTTAAAGGCAGGCCTGTCAAGTTGGTTGCTGTACCGCTTGAAGGAGTACCTAATGGGCCACTATCATTTAGCATCCTGACCCACGCACCGCTGTGAGCAAAATACATTGCCCCATCTGCGTGTGAGTGTGCTATTGCGCCGTGATAAGTTGAAGCTGATGGGAAGGCCGCTTGGTTGGCAAAGTAGAACGGGATGATACTGCCCGCGTTTTCTGCCCCCAAGATAGCGCTGCTGAATGAATTCAGAACATCTACTACGTTAGTACCATCGTTGTAGACCAGCGTGGCCTTGCCCGCCGCAACCGCTATGCCTGTGCCGGTGGTGTTCTTAATTGTCTTAACACCTGTACCGTTGTTTCTAATGAGGTAAAACTTCTCAATCTGGCAACCAGAACCCAAGATTAAGTTACCTGCATAACCTACACCTGCACCACTTTCTGTGATGTTTAAACGCAGATTTCTGGCTGACTGGGTGGTTGCAGAGTCCGTTAATGTGATTGTTACATCTGCGGCGGAGGGGAAATCTACGGTAGCAGAGCCTGTAATGACTTCTCCCAAGACCGCATCACCAAGGTTAACGTTGGTGGCCGTTCCCCATGTGCCTGAGTTTGCCCCTGTCTCAAGCAATTCTATTTTAAGTGCTGACCATGTACTTGCCATTTTTAACTCCTAGTTCGTAGAGACAGAAACCCAACCTGCCGTCTGCGTATTATCAATTACATTCCAAGCAAATGCTTGTGAAATTGTTCCAACCGATCCGGTTGCTGAGACACCCGTTAACGCCAGTGATTTACTTACCCCCACTGAACCTATAAAACCTGTACCTACTACACCAATCAAAGCCGCTGAGAATGTTGGAACACCTGTCCCCACAAGACCCGTGGCCGATACGCCTATCAATTGATAATTGATATCAACAAACGTTCCAACCGACCCCTCAAACCCTGTACCGCTTACCCCTGTCAAAGCAACAACGTTTGCTATTCCAACAGACCCAACATCTCCAGTACCCGATAAACCCGTTAAAGCTATTGTGGGTGAACTGGATGTAGTTCCAACACTTCCAACAGCGCCCGTTGCTCCAACACCTGCGAGCGTAGCCTGACTACCGCCCCAAGTATTATCACCCCAAGCGCCATCGCCCCATGCTGTTGCCATGACTTATCAATTACGCAATTCGGAGCAATCCGGTCGTTGCATCATTGGTTGGCATGGTTAACGTAAACGTACCCGCAGCAACTGTTTGCGCCGTAAACGTGTAAACAGCTACAGACTTTTTACCCGCGTTTGTGTCGTTGTACAAAAGCATCGCATCAAACGATGTAGACAAAGTAACTGAGGTATACACAATACTTGCAGATGGCGTAATAAACGATGTTGTTCCTGTACTGCTTGGTGCTGTACCAAACGTCACGGCCACACCACCAGCGGTATAACCAGAACCAGACACCTCAGTGACTGCGCCTGTATAAGATGTGGTTGAAGCATTTAAAGTGCTAGCCGCCGTAAACAAAGCCGCTTTAAACGTATCAGCAGTCGATACTGTATGAGCAGGAACGCCCGTACCGTTAAACGCATGAACTGCGTTAAATAAGTCCACCTTAAATGAGGTGGTCATTGCTTGTGTATTTGCCATGATATTTCCTTAAAATTCAGCAGTTTCACCAAAACTTACAACAGTACGTTTTAATTGAACATGAACCGAGCGATGTACAAGTTCACCTTCCAACCAGTACTCAACCCAGTTGGTTGTTTCATTCTCATTATCAATAGTTCCTTCACGCTTTTCAAGCAATGATTCGTCCATATCGCCTTTTGTCGTGGTAATCAATTTGAACTCCTGATAAGTGCAGAAGATGCCGATGTTGCTGGCATCACGATTGTAAAGTTGGTTGATGTCTTATCAGATCCAAAATCTAGGACTGCAATAGATTTATTGCCCTGCGTTACGTTGTAGATCAAAGCACACCGGGCTGTCACTGAAGCGTTAAAGACGGCATCACTAAAATTAACAAAGGCCGTGTACTCAGATGAACTGATTGTGACCCCCGTTAAGGCTACCCCACCGGCCACATAGCCTGTCCCAGTTACTTCGTTTGTTGCTGAGTAAACAGTTGTGCTTTCATCAAGATTTGCACTGGCCGTATACAAAGCAACCTTCAAGGTGTTTGTTGACAAGTTATGAACACCCGAATACAACTCTAACTTAAAGCTGGTGGTCTGGGTTTGTAAGATCATGTGACTGTGACCCTATATTGACCATCACGATAAGCGTCAGCACGTTGTTTGCCATCGGCAAGGTTCTTATACAAAGCAATAGCCTGGACGTACCGTTCTTGGTACAGTTTAAGCATATCTGGCTCACCCTTCATGTAGGTGTAAGCCTCTAGCAAAGATCCATACAAGAGCGTTGAATCAAAGTTATCACCCAGCCACGTTGTACTGGCGGTCACAATAGACTCTGGATAATAATAATAATGTAGTTCTGCGGTGTAGCCTGCATCTGGTGTTGGGCCAAGAATGAAGGTAAGCTCCGCTTCGTCGTCTGATCGAGGGCCAAAGATGGCATAGTGTTTAGGCTCACTAAACTGTGACGATAAAGGATAAGCATCACGAATGAAGTTTACGTCCTTATTTAGCAGGTAAAAATTGTCGCCTTGAAAGACGACCGTACCTGACACCGTTGCGCTGTTAGCCACCGTCAAAGTAATTGTTGTACTGGCTATACTTCTGACCAGCGCGTTTACACCAATACCCGTCCCAGTTACCTGCTGGCCTACCGCAATACCCGTGGTGCTTGCAACAACGATTGTTTTAAGCCCAGACGTACCCGTGGCGGTCGTTGAGTTATTTGGGAATATACCAAGGCTGTAGGTAGACAAGAAATCTGTTGGACACTGTAAGAACTTATTACCGGTAGTTAATACACCCGTAACGTTCTTTCTCAAAAACGAAGGCTGGGCAGTGTTGTAAATACGCTGCTCTGCCTGTCTAACAAAGACAGGTATCTCCGCCACGAAGTTTGTCTCCGTGTTCTCGGTATACGCTTGAATAGCGCTAACGAGTTCTGCGTAGGTCATGCCATCGGGCCTCTGGCAATTCTGCCTTTGGTAGCCGCGCCATTACCACGGGTAACGATACCAGTTGTCTTAGCTGCTGGCGCAGGTCTACGGTTGATCCCAGCTACAGACATATTGACTGAGCTTGCGTCACTGCGATCTGGCCCGCTTCCAGGATTTTCTGATGCTTTAACAGGTTTGCCTGTCATCGTGTGAGGAGGCGCATACACAGCCGCATCACCAACTTCTTTGCCCATTATCTTTTTACTGTACATATTAGCCTCCACGACCAGAAGAACGCTGGTTCATAACTTTAGCCATGCCGCGCCCGTACTTGAGCATGTCAGCATTGGTCTTGCCACCAGCTTTCATTTTCTTGACAGCGGGGTCTGGGTGTGCAGACTTCATGCCTTTAGACATGTGCTGTTTAAGTGCTTTCTTTGCGTCCATTTTAAACTCCTTAAGTTATCGTAACTGTACCAACTTCTGTCGTTGCTACCAAGTAGTTTGGTGTCAATGCAGAATCAAAACTTTCACCACCACCCACGGGATTCCAGCCCCATTGAATGTCTCTTGAACCACCAGATAAATTACCAGCAGAGTTAACACCAGAAGTTACATACGTTGTATCCCTGCGGGGATTACGTAGTGCCTGCGGATCATCTACTGGGAACGTTCCCAACATCAACTGTGGCTGATCTGGATCCCAACACTCTGGACAGACCAGCAACTCATACTTACGCTGCTTAATGATCTCAGTCTTCAGTTGTTTCAATTTAAACTGCTGACCACAGCGATCACATTCAGCAATCGCTATCTTGCCTGATGCAAAACGATTACCCATCAGTAGCTCCCACCAATGAACATCTGCCGAGGAACTAACCGAATAGCGGCTTTTTCTCTGTCTTCACCAGCGGCCATTTCAAAAGTTTCGTCGTATATTTGCTTGAGCATTTGAATACGCGGCATTAACTCAGGCACTTTAATAGCAATGTGATAAGCCAGACCAGCCACTACACAGGGCAAGAACCTAAAGTTCATATCAGCAGTCTCAGAGCCTGCTCCAGCATCCTGTACACGCCTTAGACGGTAATACACAAACTGATATGTTGTACTATTATCAGGTGTGGGCCACACGGTCACAGCTGGAAGTTGAGGCACAAATACAGCAATACCGTCTGCGTGAGTCGCGGCTGTTGTATTGTTTTGTCCACGGAAAACACCACCCAAGGTATTGCCTGAGATAAAGGTGTAGTAGATGTCTTCTGACTCTAGACGGATAAACCCTGATCCAGCTAACCCAACCACCGTGTCAAGCGTGATCGTCGTTGTCGTGGCTGTAATGGCTCCGTTGAGGTACGAAGTCGTCGGGTTAACTTGTCCAGATAGTCTTTGAATAAAGACTTGGATGGGACGGGCTTGTTGAAGTTTGTTCGGAATGGTCGCATAAGTAGAAACGCTAATACGTGTGATGGTTAAGTCAGCTTGAGTTGAGGCTGTATTAGCCCCAGTGCGAATAACATGTTCTAACAAATCAATAGTATCTGTAGGTAGAGCGTATGTAGCCAATCCTGGAGTTAAGGTGATAAAGCCTTGCTCTATCGTCCACATGTTA